CGGATCACGCCGTCCGTACGGATGCACACCAACCTCTAAATCTTGAGGCATGGGATGCTTCCGCTAGCGAACGTGGGGCTGACAAGCCCCGCGATCGTAAACGCCTGGAGTTCGCTATCTCGCGCGATTTTGCGAGTATCAAACTTGACGACGTTACTGTCGTCAGTCTACTGGAACAGCTAGCTGTCTGTGCCCCTAAGACGAAAGTCGCACGTAGTGTGATCGACGTCTGTAGGAAACTACGTAAAGCTGCCCAGGAGAACCGTAAGGATTCGTTCGCGAGTCTCTTGCGAGTTCTTCTAAAAGATATCAAAGTGGATCCTCGAAATTACAAAGATCCGATGATATACTATTGGGACAATCAGTTAGTCTGCCTCCTTTCGAAGTATCCCTTTGAGGGAAGTGATGAGGTGGGCGATGTAGCCGCACTTGAAGACCTCCTGTCCTGCGAACGTAAGAACGCAGAAACTAACGCAATCTGGCGAACCCTTGACCACACTCATCCGCTTTATAAGCAGGTTGAGGGTGTATCACGTCGGATCCACGAGTTGATGGGCCCTGCCCCTTCAACCCAGGAGGTTATTGACAAAGGCAGTTGGGGACCCGGTGTTAACGCGCAATTTGAGTTTGATTACACGCGCACCGGTCCGGAGTACAAGTTTGCTTCTAAGCCAACATTAACTCCTATGATTATACCTATAGCATCGACGGTGGTGGCATCCGCCCCGTTGTGGGATCAGATGATAAATCTGGTCCACGGGACCCAATCCAGGTTCCGTCTTGTTCCAGGTAATGAATTCTTCACCGTTCCTAAGAAGTTCGAAGTCAAACGAGGCGCTTGTAAGGAGCCTATGCTTAACCTCTGGTTACAAATGGGTGTTGAGAGTATCCTCCTTGATCGTTTGCTCGAGTCCGATGGCGTGAATTTACGCACATCCGCGATGTTCAATCAAGCGTTAGCTGCGGTTGGAGCCGCGACGGGTTTGTTTTGTACCGTCGACCTCCGCTCAGCAAGTAACAACGTTTGTAGAGCTCCGGTACGGTCAGTTATATCGGCCGATTGGAATGCCTTACTCGTGTCGTTGGCGAGTGAATACGGCCTTCTGCCTGAAGATCTACGCAGGAAAATGTCTGATAAGACGATTCCCGAGCAGATCAAATACGAAATGCTCAGCAGTATGGGCTGTGGTTTCACGTTCTTGGTAGAGACGCTGCTTTTCCGGGCGATCGTTACCTCCGTGGTGCCAGGTGTTTGGTCTCATTGTAAAACGGGTTCGAAGTTGACTTGGCCGCATGTGGCTGTCTTCGGGGACGACTTAGTGTTCCCAACGGCGTATTACCACCAAGTAGCCGAGCTCCTTAGCCTCTTTGGTTTTACAATCAATGAGGACAAGACGTTCCATGAGGGTCCGTTCCGTGAAAGTTGCGGGAAGGATTACCATGGCGTAGATATGGTTAGACCACTCTACATTTCTAAAAGGCTCGACAATGGAGAAGCAGTTGTCTCCCTTGCGAACAAGGTTCTTCGCCATGCTTTTGAGGGTCCTACAGCTCCTGATAAATCTGGGGTTTGTGGTGATCCTCGTTGGCGCGGAGTCTGGCATACACTCGTTAATAGCGTGCGTAGGCCAATCCGCAAGCTAATCACCACGGAGCCTAATGTCCCACAAGGACTATGGGTTCCCATCGGTGAGTCGACCTGGG